ATTAGAGGAACCGGCGCTGTTGTTGGTGGTGCGTTAAAAGGAGTAGGTGCAGTTGCTAGAGGAGCAGGTAAAGCAGTCGCCGGTTCCACAAAGTGGGCTGGTGATAAGCTTGATGATCGTCGCGATAGAAAAAAAGTACAAAAGGCGATTGATAACGCAGCAAAAAAGAAGGCAAAAAGAGAAGAGTCATCGAAAGAGCCGAAGACAGAAGACATAGGACCAGATTTTGGTGACGAAGAAGATTTCGGAGATCCTTCTCGTCATAGTGGTGATTATTTAGATTCCGAGCCTTTAGATGTTGGAGATATAGTAGAAGTTGAGGGTGAAGATGATGATTTTGTAGTTCTTGGTATTGATGGTGAGTGGGTTCAGGCCGCCGCTGTTGGTGATGGAATTGAAGTTAAAAGAGATAGTGTTGTAAAGGCTGATGGAGCAAGAGACCATGTACCGCCACATGATGAAGATAAATTGGACCGCGCTAAGCAACGTGGTTATGAATCAGTTAAAATTGAGAGAAGGTTAGTTACATTAAAAGAAAAGAAAAAGATTATGAAATTTACAAATATAATGGCTGAGTATGAAAGCCGATTATCTTCAAGTTCAAGAGGGTTTTCATTAAAATCTAAATTAAATGAAGAAGATGGAGAGTCGTTTAAACAACCAGATGAATCTGTTGGAGTAAAAGTAGATAAGAAGTCACAACGTCCAACAGATGAGACTTCTGGTACGGATCAAGAATCATCTACAGAGAATGTAGACGACGATTTACAAGACCCAAAAGAGGAAGAAGAAAAAAATACTAAAAAAGAGAAGAAAGTTGTTGAGGATAGTATAAATAATTCTAACAAAGGTAATATTATGTCACAAGATAAATCAATATTTGATAAACTTTATGAGCAAGTTATGGGCGAGGATGATGAGTTCGAACTCGGACTACCGGGTGATGATGATCTCGGCGGTGATGGCCTCGGCGATGAACTCGGAGACGAGCTCGGTGGTGAAGAAATCACTGTAACATTAACACCAGATCAAGTCGATGCCTTAAAGGCCGTGGTTGATCAATTCCCAGCTCCTGAAGATGAGCTTGGGGGTGAAGATGAATTCGGCGGAGATGAAGAGGTACCTGATGAGAGTTTCCGGCGCGAGAGCGCTGACACAGTTGCTGAGGGAGATGAGACGTCAACTGGGAAACCGACAAGTGATGGTACGAAGCCAGGTGTTGATCCTTCTGACGGTGGTGGGAAAACTACAGATCCTGCCTCTGATAGTTTAGGTGGTAAGTCATCTGGTACAGGTCAAGCAAAGGTTACAGATGATGATCCTTCAACAGGTAAAGAAACCGGTGATGGAAAGAAACCTGGAGTCGCGAAGAATAGTGGTAAGCCTGGTAAACTAAAGGCTAATGCCAAGATATAATACAATTAAAACATAATACCTTTGAAAGCCCCTTACATATGTAGGGGGCTTTTTTATTAAATACTTAAAATGTTATTTACTCGAAAATTTCTTGAAGCCTTAGGATGTAAGAATTTATATAAATTAAGAGGAAGTACAGGCTCTAATAGAACCCATCAAAATTTGTTACCTGTTAGTCATCGCACAGATGCTAAATATCCTCGTAAGTTAGAAAATTTAAAAGCATCACAAACAGGAGTACGTATTTTAAATGATCAAGAAGTACAAGAGATAAAACAATTATTTAAAATTACAGATCTTGAAGAGACTGGCTCTAGAAATTTAGGTAATACAGGAATAACAATGTATATAGCGAACAATCAATATTATCTTAAAAAATAATGGCATCAGCATGGAGTACAGAGACAGTAACTGCAGTTAATTATCTTAGTGCTGCAGAAGATCTTACACGGTTTAATAATAAATCGTTAGGTACAAATGAACGTAATCAGACATATAAAAGATGGTGGAAAGAGCAGGTAAGATTATATGGTACTAGTGTTAGTTATTATGTCCGAAAATTTGATTTAAGTAAGACTGATAAGGTGTATGGTGAAAATCCGTATCAAGGATATCAACTACCTCAGACCCTTACTATGTTAGTAGATTTAACAGACGGTGCAATAACATACTCTCAATATGGGTTAGTATCTGACGATGAATTAGCAGCTGTAATAGATATTGAAACTTATCAAAAAACTCTTTCTTCTTATTATCATACCGCTGGTTATAGTGGCACGCTAAGTGCTATGCCTAACGCAGGGGATGTATTTCAATTAACTGAATATGGTGACGACCGACCCGGAGGGAAGGACGGTAAAATATTTGAAATTACTGAGCGTATGGACCAAATGGTTGGCGAGATTAATCAGCTTCAAGGTCATTATGTATTTAAACTTCGTGCACGTCGGAACGATCATACATTCCTGCCAGGGTTACCTGCTGAAGCTAAATCCACTCAAGTTACTGATACGTCTGGAGTTGGACCGCTAACAGCATTAGAAACTGATTATATTAATGATCTAGATACAGAACAAGCCGCTTATTTTGATTATAATACTAATGACGATGTGTATGGAGATTATTATTAAATTCATATTCTACATCTTTTAAAACAGAAGGATATCTTTCACGGATATATTTGTTAATAGGAATTGGTTTTAAACAGTCTGTTGTATGTCCTATTTTTTCTGCCTTAATAGAAATAATATTTACAGCTTCAAATAAACACAACCATCTGGCTAATTGCGAGTAGTCTTTTGTTGTAGGTTTAATTGTTGAATTATTTGTCATAAATCATTGTAGTTGGTAATATGGTGCTAATATCAATTGTTATTTTATTAAGAGCATCACACTCTTCACATTTAAATTCATTTTCATCAGTTAGAGTTACATATACATTATTCATTTTTTTACATCCTTGACATTCGGCTAATATTCGATTTTGTTCAGCTAATTGAGATAATTGTAATGCTTCTTTTTCAAGATTTAAACGAGCGATATATCTAAGAATATTATTATATAGAAAAAAGAATAATATCTGTATACCAGTTGTTGCAACTATTATTTTTATAAAGGTTGTAAGAGAAGGGTAAAATAACACTGCTATACTACCTATTGAAAATGAAATTAAAAATACAATAAATAAACTCTTAACTATCTGTTTCGTCATGATCTAAATCTTCCGATACAGATTTTATAAGATCTTGAATTTTTTGCAACTTTAAAGTTGCGGATTTTACAATTTTTTCATCTATATGTGTCGAAGGATTTTCAAAAAGCTGATTTAATAAGTAATTAGCGTCGGATACATTTTTATAAGCACTACCGAGTTGTTCGATTAAGTGATCACCTGGAAACGGAACTAATTCAGCTTTAACTTGATTATAAGTTTCCGGGCTTGCTTTTGCAATATCAGCTAACGTTTTTGTAGTTGGTCGAACGTGTCTAGACTTTACGTCTTTCCAATACTTGTTAGTGTACTTATATAAATCTTCAAAAAGTATGCCTTTCATCGTAAGTATTTAATAAATAGTTACATGGGAAAGTTTGAAAATAAATTTTTATCTTTACTTAAGGAAGATGAATTTGGGGCTACTGCCTCAGCTGATGCGCCGGCGATCGATGCAAACCCAGAAGATGATCAACAATCTTTTACAAATGCTTTAGACGAACCTGACCATGCTCAGGATTTTGAGGATGTAGTAGATAATAATCCGAATGAGCAGGAGGAACTTTCAGACTTGCAAGAATGGATTGGTAATATTGACGAAGTATTACAATATCTTAACGGAGGTATTACTAGTATTTTAGGTAAGCTGAGAAATGATAATAAAGTTGGTACAATTTTTGCTGATGTTTCAGATGCTACAAAAGGTGAAATTCTTGATGTATGTGAAAGACTGGCTAGTTTAAATCAAATTTTCAAAAATTTATATATAGAAAAACATAAATAATTAATATTATGGCAACAAAAGCAGAATTACAAAAAGCAGTAGACGACACAACAGCGGCCGCGACGTCGGCACGCGCTGATTGGAAGGCAGCAATACCTGGTGAAGATGCTCCAAAAATGTCCGCGGAAGAACAGGCAGAAGTAGATGCTCTTGAAGCTGTATATGTTACAGCGAAAGACGCTAGAAAAGCGGCAGAGACGGCTTTAGCTAATTGGGCTCCTCCGGCGCCTGCGCCATCGGCTGGATCATCAAACACAGGAAATCGTCGAAAAAAAGAACTAGAGGCAGAGTGGCTAGGTGGTTATTTTTAAATCATATTTGAGATAAAAGTAATTTACCTTTTAGCTCGTCGTAACTATTTTTAACTATAAACCGGGATGAAATTTCATCGCGGTTTATTTTTACACATAAATCGTTAAAATCTTTAAAATTTAATAATTCCTTAGGCCATATAAAGCATTGTTCTCCTTGACTGAGTAGTGACTGAGTTTTTTCTTTTGCAGTTTGATCACAATATTGATTATCTAATACCCAAATTCGTTTATGAAACGGTTTTTGTATTATCTGCTGTTCTTGTCGTTTTGTAAAACACGATCTGCCTTTACTAATACCACCGACTGCTACACCGTTTTTGACGAAAAAGCTATCTATCGGTCCTTCAAAAATAAACATATAATTTAAAGCGTTGTTTACATTATCAATATTAAACACCGTTTTATCTGCTCCTATTTTTGAGAGGTATTTTGGTCTTGTGTCTTTTTTATTTTGTTTTAATTTTCTCGATTGATAAAATACAATTTTATTGTCATTATCATAAAACGGTATTATTATTCTGTTTTTATGTACAAAATCATTTCTACTGAACCAAAGAGATTTAGGCTTATTTATTGCTGTTAGTAATCTCCTCTCCTTACATGTAATTATGGCATATGTTACCATTGATTCATGATTATAGAAGCTACATTGAGCTTTATCGTATAAATTAATACAATCACCAGGAAGAGAGGGAGGTGGAGTTTCTGGGGTTAATTTGTCTTCTGTCGCGACTGGAATATTAAATACATCTATATCTTTACATTCATTAACTATATCAATATAGTTCTTACCGGTTACTTCCTGTACCCATTTAATTGGAGACCCGCTCCATCCACAATTATGACAGAAAATGTGATCTTCTTTTACTATGTAGTAAAGTCTTCTTTTCTTATTCCAAGACTTACCCTCTCTACAGATAGGACATCCGCCTTCATATACATTAGTTAATTTTTTATACTTAGGATACCCCGCGTATTGATAAAACTTCTCAACAATATATGCTTGAGGTATTACTTCATTTAGCTTCATCTACCGGGCGAACATCAATTATTTGTTTTGTAATAAATTGGCCGGTATGAGGATCAGTATAATGCGCTTCTGTACGTATTTCATTACCCATTCTAATTTCTCTCATTACAGGTGTAATTGTATTACCAGCTGGGCCCATTATATTTTTAGCATTTTGCTTATATTCAACTTTTCGCATTTTTAATCGCCTTGTTAATAATATTTATTATATTTTCGTTATTATTAAACGACTCTCGCCATGAAGAGTAATTTCTTACAATAGACCACATATTTAATTTTTTTGCTTCTTCTATAAATTTATTATAGTTACTTTTATGAGTTTTACATTTTTTTAATTGTTCTTCATATATAGGGACTTCATCAGGATAATAGTCATACCCGACCGACAAATCCATTAATTTTAAATTTCTTTCATAAATAACTTGTTGTTCATCTGTTAATTTAGTTAAGTCTAATTTTTTAAATCGGGCTAGACCGTATCTGGGTATGCCTGGAATATTATCAGATTTATCTCCTGTTATAGCTCTATAATTTAAATATTGTTCTTTGGATACTCCTGTATATTCTTCAAAATTACGCAGTGTGACTTCTTTCTTTTTAATAGGACTATAAATTCTTGTATCAACAGATATTGTTTGTAATAGATCTTTATCGGTAGTTACTATAACATTTTTTCCATCTAAATGTGTTGATAACCATGCCATTAGATCATCAGCTTCCATTCTAAGTGGGTACATATTATATACTCCTAATAAAGCAATAACTTCTTGTATTTTTTCAGAATACTCATGTACGTCTTTAAATTTATCATCATCTCTATTTGCTTTATATTCTACAGTTATAACTTCGCTTCTAAAATTAGTAGAAGGCCATTCTAGCTTCTTATCCCACGTACAATAAATTTCTTTCGGCTGAAACTTATCTACATAAGATTTTAAGGATCGTAAAAATAGAAATACTTGTCCAGGACTGTTTGCTTCGTCTAATTTGAAATTATTAGTCCAGAAAATTCGATATAATAGATTGTTACCGTCTATTATAAGATTATTTGCTCCACCATTTTTCATTTTCAATATACCACATTATAGTATATTTTAAATCATCGGCAAATGTTTTTTGAGTTTCAGAAAATTCTAATTGCTTACCAGCTTGAATCATCATATTCCTATACATTGAGTCTCTTAAGCTATATCTAAGATCATGACCTTTTCTATCTTCAACATAGCTAATTAATCTTTTAGACTTTTTCAAAATCGTCAAAATCATCTCTACAATTTCAATATTAGATATTTCTGAATGGTATTCTGAGTCAGGGGCAAGGTTATATATCTTTCCTGCATCTCCTTGTAGTAATACGTTATATATTTTTTCGCAATGGTCTTTGACATATATCCATTGACGTATGTTATTACCCTTTCCATATACTGGAATTTGCTCATCATTATTAGCTTTATAAGCAATAACCGGGATAAATTTTTCCGGATATTGCCTAGGTCCGAAGTTATTTGTACATCTTGTTATAATGATATCTTTTTTATATGTTTTATGAAAACATAATGCTAATAAATCTGCACCAGCTTTTGTTGCAGAATATATTGATGATGGTTCTAATAAATCGTATTCTTCACTTGGTTCAGAATTAAATTGTAAACTACCATATACCTCATCTGTACCTACTTGAAGAAATCTTGTGGTGTCAGGTAATTGTTTTAGTAGTTCATATACACCTATATAATTACTATCGATAAAAATATCACCAGCTTTGATACTATTATCTACATGAGATTCTGCAGCAAAATTTACAATATAATCATACTCTTTATCTAATTTAAAATCTGAGATATTTTCATATATTATATCTAATTCATTACTAGACTTTTTATACATATCCCATAGATAATCCTCTGTTTTTTTAGACACACAATATGCATAACTGTCAATTATTGTTATTTTACAATTTTTACATTTTTTATAAAGTAATTCAACAAAATGACTTCCAATAAATCCTAAACCACCTGTTACCAGTATATTTTTATCTTTCATCTTCTTTTTCGTTTAATATTCTAACTAATGATTCACGCTCGGATGGCATATCTAATCCATTGTCTTCTAATTTATCTGCTGATAGAATACAATTAGATCTGTTAGCAACAATATGTTGTTTTAATTCGTCGTAATTAATAAATTTCCAATTTGGATTCCATAATCCATGTTTATCTAAGATTTCACAAACTTGTGTTGTTGAGAGAGGATCAGGATTTACACAATTATAAATACCACCTGGTAAGGATTCAATATTAATAATTTTATTAATTACAAGAAGTAAATCTTCAATAACAGTTTTAGAGTTTACTCCGTCGAGAATATTATTATATTTCAGAATTTTACTTAAGTAATTTTTTCGAGAATTAAAATCATTACATATAGGCATTCTAATTCTTAATGTATAAACATTTTTAAAATTTTGTAAGCATAACTCTGCAGCGTGTTTTGTTTTACTATACCAACTGCTATCAGAGTTAAGTAATCCAAAGTTTGGCTCATCTTCTTCTGTATAAAGTAAGTCACCATCATATATACAGCCAGAACTTATATTAATAATTTTTATATTATGTTGCTCGCAAAATTGAGCTAACATAATAGGAAATGTTACATTTAGATCCCAACATATTTGCTTATTTTCCTCACAACCATCAACATTTGGATAACCGGTATACCCAACGCAATTAATTATCCATTTAGGCCGGGTGCCACGAAACTCGGATATTAAATTATTAAATAATGTTTCTTTTAATTTCTTGGGGGATGTATATGGATAGTTACATAAATGAACAACATCATGTATATTTCCTGCGGTTTCTAGAAAATATTTATAAGCTTTTTTCCCAATATACCCATTACCTAAAACAACTATTTTATTCATTTGTTTGACTGTTTTTCTCTTCCTGTACATTATTAAAAAAATTAATATCATTTATTCTTCTTAATAATGTTTCTATAGCATCATAATCTTGAGGAGTCTTACCAGAAATAATTATTACGCTTTCTCCTTTGAGATCATATCCTAATAATATAAATGATTTTAAGTGTTCTGCTAAATAGTCATTAATAAACGACATATCTTGATCTTCTATTTCAACAGACTCAGCTGCATTAATACTAGATTTTAATAAATTATCAAAATTTCTACGCTTAGGCATTGATCTTTTCATTAGATGTAATATTCTTTTCAATTAATTTGGTCATAATAACTTCCATACTATCTGTTTTTAAATGAAAGTTTTTAAATCGAGTACCATCATTTAATTCAAATTTGAAATCTCCACTCCAATCGTAATTAACATAACAAGTTATATATAAAGCATCTGTTAGTGGGTTAATCATTACTGTCCATCTTCGTGGATCTTCCGACGTATAATCAGAAAAAATTCTATTTACAGTATATCCATTATCCCTTAATCGTTTGATAAAATAACCACATGTCGTCACTTTATTTTTCATTAGTTTTTATAACTTGTACTAACAAATGTTAAGTCACTGTTATCAATGTTAATTTTTATCATAAGCATTTTATATTGGTTATTTATATTAACAATTGCGTTATTAAAATTCAATGTAGATATAAGTCTAAATAATTCTATATCTAAAATTAGCTCATAATCTAAATCTTCACCGTCATAGTCATCTGCTAAGAGAGTAGTATAACTATCTACATTTTGTAATTTTTTATCTGACAATTCAGCATATACATTTGTATTTTCCGTTTTAATATATATTTTGCTAGTTTCTGTTACAAACGGTAACGCTTTTAATATCGCATTATTTTTTTCTTTTGTTAATTTAAATTTTGTATCAAATGTAATATTATTAATTTTGTTAAAATCGAACGGATTATTATCAATTAAGCTATCATCAAATAAATGATATGTAAATCTATTATACTCACTATCGTATTTTATATGATTTTTTTCTATTTCGAGATGTATATTACTCTCATCTAAACATGATAAAATTTTAATTAATTTTACTGTATCCGGTAAGCATAAGGTACCTTCCTCTGAGTGATCATCCCAGTTTATATCATATATTGCCTTAAGAAAAATATTAGAATTATTATGAACAATAGTTGATATATTATCACATATTTTCAATGTCGCAGATGAGTTTAATCTCGATACTGGATTAAGAAAATTTTGAATAAAACTATCTTTATTCTTTATTGGCAGAATCATTGTCTAACTTGATTCGTATATTAATTTCTTTTGCATTTTTTGCAACTCGTTTTTCAATTAAGCTTACAAATTTAGTGATTTGTTTTTCAACAGAAGATACCCGCTCTATTAGGTTATTTAATAGAGCGGGGTCTGTATTAACTTGTTGTGGAGCAACTTGACTTACATGTGGAGGTGGTACAATTCGCGGTTGTTGTGGTTGTGGCTGTTGTTGTTTATATATTTCTTGTTGAAGAGGTATATCTTGCATCGTCGCGCTTTTTTGAATAATATCTTTGTTCAAAGATTTTGCTTCATGATTCATTTGATGCATGAACATTTTAACTGTATCTTCTTCGCTGAGATCCATTTTATTCTAAAGTATCGAGTAACTCTTTAACTTTATCATCAGCAATAGTAGACGAGCTAGAATCAGTTTTTGATGTTGATTCTAAATCATCAAAATTTAAGTCATCCTCTTCTTCTTTGGTTGATGTATTTGTTGAAGGTTGAGGTTCACTGCTTTCAGGATTATCTGTTTCTCCGTGAAAATGCTCAGTAAGCATTGTTTGTAATTCCTCATAACTTTTAACAGGAAAAACGTTCTCTAAATCAAATGTTTGATCGTATACATCTTTAATGGTATCATCTGTTACTCCTGAGATTTGAGAAGGAGTAGCAAATCGAGAACTTACATATGTTGGATATCCGCCTTGCTCTTCAACTTTAACTCGGAAATTACAACCCGTTTTCGAAAGATCGAAAATCCTTTCACCGAAGTCTTCAGCGTCTTCTCCTTCCATTGCTTCCATTACAATTTTATGTAATTGACGTCCAAATCGAAGAATTTTCACTTTACCTTCATTTTCCGGATTATCAGGATCCTTTACTACATAAACATTAACAAGCCAATTTTCCTTACGGTTTAGAGCTTTTGCTTTTTCTTTCTCTTCTTCAGAGCCAGTACGAGAAAGTCTATATCGAGCTTCTGCAATAGGATCTCTTTCGCCCCATGTTTGTGGACTAATTGCACTTTGAAATTGTCCTGTCATTTCACTAACCCACCCATGCGAGTAATAATGAAAAAATGTCTTACTAGGATCCTTTACAAATGGAATTAAACGCAGTGTATATGTATTACCTGGTTTTAGTCGCATAATATTACTAGTTGTATTCTGCTGTGTGGATTTCGCCATCGCACCCTTAATTGATTCAAACATATTTGTTGTCATTTTTGTTTTAATATTTTATTTATAGTTTTAGTTAATTTTTTTCCCAAAGGTTTGATTTTTTTCGAAAATGTATATCTCGATCTCAAACTACTTAAAGTATTATAAAAGCTACTACATACAAATTCAACTATTTTTTTTTCAAGATTAATACTTTTTTCTGATATATCTAGAGATAATAAACAATAATAACTAATATCTCCTTTTTTTAAGTCTAAAATAAAATCTGGATAGATTCCTTTTTGTATATTTAAATAGTTTTCACAGTCAGTTAATTCATGTTCAACGCATTTATCATAAATAAACTTAAATCCATTTCTAAGCTTAGTGATATTGAACTTATGATCCGGTGTAGTTAATTCTATTTCTTGTATGTATTTTTTATAAATAGAAATAGCTCCAAATGTACTATAAAATTTAAGTGGAACATATTTTTCAGAATGTAACTGATAAGGTGCATTAAAAAATATATGTGGATCTATTTTTTTATTTTTTAACGTTTGTGATATTTTTTTAAGTAAGACATATTTTTCATCGTCTAAATTATTAAAATTTTTTCTTGGCGTAAATCCTTTTTTATTTCTAACAGTTTTAAGATAAGTATTATATATTGCTTGTTCAGCTATTGATAATTTACTCATAAACTTATGGAGTTCTTTTTAAGAAATTTAGTTATATATTTACTTTTATATAAATATGGTTCATGATGTAAAAATATTTTAATTAGATCATAGTTATTGTCTAATTCTAATAATTTTTTAAATAACTCTCTATATCTTTTTTCTTTGAGAACTAATAAAAAAACATTTGCGAGATTAATTTTTTTATTTTCACAAACAGAAACAACACTACATAAAGTTAAAAATATATGTATATTGTCTTTTCTCTCTAAAATTGTATATGGATTATCCATTACGTGTTTCGATTTAACGGTTCAAATTGCTTACTTAGAGAGAGAACATTATCGTTTAATATACCGCCTGCTGCATATTCATGACCCCCACCATCACAAACCTTTTTAGCAAAGCTACTTAAATTAAAATCAATATTTCTATTTCTACGTAAATATACTCTATTGTTTTTTAAATTAATCATTATACATACATCACATTCATAATTATCGACTATATATTGCCCTAAATCATTAATATATTCGCTAGCAAACGCACTAATAAAATTATATTTCTTACCGGCAATAGAGAGTGTTGCTTTATATAAATCTACACTCTCTCTTAATTTTTTAAACTTATAAAAATGATAGCTAATTATTTTATTTTGTTCATCAGTAAAGCCAAAAAACCCATGCTCGAAGTCGTTAATAAAGTTTTGTAATTTATCTCCGTTTTTATACCAAAGGTAAAAATTTAATTTGTTACTTTCCGGATATTTTAGTTCATAGCAATCATAATCATCAGCAAATGTTATTAACTTTTTTTGCTCTTTGGTTAAATTTACGTTTGGAAATGCTTTATTAAATATTTGATATATATGTTTGCTGCATGAAGTTGCATCTGTATTAATAAAAGTCTTAGCATATGAATAATCATTTTCATGAGATTTATGATGGTCAAAAATTACGACATTCTTTTTATCTATTAAATCTTTAATTTCTGTAGTATCTAAATCAAAGAAATATACCTTTTTATAATCTTCAATTCTATTATAATTAAGCCATCCTAATATTTTTTCACGAATATTAGAAACCTTTACTGTTACTGCTTTTGGTTTACTTTGTTTAAACCAAGTATAAATTAAATAACTACAACACCCGTCGAGATCTAAATCAGTAAAAATTATTTCATTCTTGGACATTGTATATATTTACATTACTCTTCCGAATTGTACAGCGTCTGTTTCCGCAGTATTAACATCTTCATTAATGTTTAAATCATTGTTCTCTATAAGAGTAAGAGTATTGTAATCTATAGAGACTCGAGTGCTACCAGTATTAGAACCAAATCTATTTTTAATAATACCTATATGAAGAGCATTATCTTCTTCATCTTCTTCAGTTCTCCAAATACTTACAATAACATCTGCAGTTGCTCCTAATCCGTAACTTTCTCCAATAGCTTCTAATCCTGGACCATTAGCATTATTACCATATCCCGTTCTATTAACTTGTGTTGCAGATATAATTGGACATTCAAATGTATACGACATTGCTCTTACTTGTTCAGAAATACTTTTAACACGTTCATAAGAATTATTACCATATGTACTTGCTAAAAGATTTAAATAATCGAGTACTATAATATCAGGTTTAAATTTTTTATTAATTAATTTTTTAATATACGCTTCAAGCTGCGGAGGTGTAATAGAACTCGGAGCAAATTCTTTAATTATCATATTTGCTCTGGGATGAGTCATTTTAAATTTTCCTACTCTTTCTCTTAACTCTTTTACATGATCATGTAAATAGTTTATAGGTAATCCAGTAAGTTTAGATGTAATTCGCTTACAATAGATCATTTCTGACATTTCAAGAGAAACAACTAATACATTTTTTCCTTCAGCAGCTGCATTACTTGCAATGTTACTTAAAAATATAGATTTTCCTACATTTGTCGGTCCTGCAAATATATACATACTGCGTCCTTGCTCTAAAAAGCCACCACCTAATCTAGTATCGAGCCAATTCCACCCAGTTTTAATCTTTTCTTCCTTCGTCGTTAAGTCAGTAATATGTTGCTCGACATCTTTAAAATAGTTATGACCTACGTTTGTAGTAATAGAAATATTACATGCTTTTGAAAATTTGTCATGAATACTTTTTACGTCTCTCTCTTTATTATCAACAATCTCTAAGAATGTAGTAAATACGGCTTGTTCTTGTAAGAATTTTTCTGTATAAGAAAGTAATATATCATTAGATAATTCTATTTCTAGAGTATCAGTAATTTTTTTACTTGATTGATAATGCTCTTTAAGCTGAGGTGTATTTAGATATAATTCTAATTCGGTGTGTGTTGGGCGCCTATTATTTTGTAGATAAAGAGCTTGTATGATTTTAACTATTTGTTGAAAGTCTTTATTTTTAAAGAATTTATAATTAAGATTGTCGATAATAGAATTTAGATAAACTTCATCTTCAAGACAGTTCTTAAAAACTACCTTTTCTAAATATTCTAAATCGACGTCTAAGTAATTACTTTCGTTTGTTAGCATGTTCTAACAGAGTATTATAGAAGTAGTCTTCTGATTTGCTATACTCTTCTGTGTGGTTGAGTAAACCAGGTGATTCGTGAATAACATGAATGGGTGCTGTAGTTAAGCGCAACCCAGCTAAGTGACAATCTAAACTAAACTTTAAATCATAATGATGGAACCCTTTAATATTTTTATCAAATTTTATTTTTTTCTTTGCAATCGATTTAGTTCGTATCGCTAAAAATATACCGTCTAATAGTACTACTGGTTTTGGAGTTGGCCCGAATATAGTTGGTGCATAATCTGTATTATTTTTATAGTGAGACACTATACCAGATAAAGACTCTCGTTTACATAGTATATGCCATAGGCAGGGTTTGTTAACTTGTAATTTACTACCACCTGCTAGACCTACTACATCGAATCCATGTTTAAATAAATTACGGATTTGTACTAAAAAATTTATACTATCAATAAATACATCATCATGCACAAATAGAATACAATCATATTTTTTAAAATTTTCTGGTGTAAGATAATTGTTATAAACAGCACATAATCCGCTAGTATTTTTATATGTAGGCTGAAGATCAAAAGTAGTTATAGTGTTTTCTTCATGATGATGTAAACTTTTAGATAATCTAGAATTTATAAATTCAGCGCTTGTAGCTTGTGTGGCAACTGCTATTAAAGTTTTCATAAAAAGAATGGTGTCATGTTTAATTCAAATTCTTCTTCTTTATTAAAAGTATTATTAGTAAAATTATAAATTAGCACGGCCCCTTCAGTTATATCTTTATATTCATTACTCACTTGTACAGAACTAAAATCTCCACCTTTACTAAATAATGTAGACCCAGATCTAAATACACGTAGTTCTGCATGATCTGCGTCGTAATACCAGCAACCAAATGTTCCTTGTAGCGCGGATATTGCATCATTAAATCCTATTTTTTCTATTAAGGGTAAAATTATATCACTATCAACTTTACATTTAATATTTAAATTATACTCTTGTATTAATTCTTCAGTATTAGATAGCACACCATTATGTGCTATGTATTTATTTTTTAAATTAAACGGGTGAGAAGTCTCTATATTAAAATCTCGAACGTTAGATGTAGGCGACTGTACATGTCCTAGGTAATATATACAAAAAGGATTTTCTTCTATATGTTTGTCAAAATCTTGTTCGTATTTTGTTGCTACTCGAATGTCGTTTTTCATTCCTCCTGGAAATAACATTGTTACGCTACGTACAAAATTACCTCTTTCAGAGTTTTTTGTATATAACTCTCTAAAAGTTTTAATATCAGTTGATCCAAAAATTCCACACATATCACTTTAATTGTATGAACTTTGTGGTACGTATGCAACTTAAATCTTTACATCCAGCGTATGAAATAGAACTTTTAAGAGCCTTTTCAATTTCGTTTAATCTAATATTATATTCTGGTGCTAAGTCTATTTCTATTTGCTTACCTTCAATAAAATTTAATTTATTTCTTTTTTGAGTATATGATGTACTACCATAATATTGTTTATGTCCGTTAATATGTTTTGCAGGTGAGTCAATACATCCCGCAAAAAAAGATCCAGCCATTACACAATCTGCACCGGCAACTAAAGCTTTTGCAATATCTCCAAACTCTCTACAGCCACCGTCTGCCATTATTTTAGCTCTTGTTTTATGTGAACTAATTTTTAATAATGTTGAAAACATTGGTGTACCAAAACCGGTTTTATAACGTGTAGTACAAATAA